TTTCCTTAGACTTACCTAGGTGGATATTGAAACATCCAAAGTATACACCTTGGCGCCGTCTAAAGGACATGTCGAATGACTGGCTCGCCGTTCGTTATGGTTGGCGTCCTTTTTATATGGACTTGGAGGACTTAAGTGCCCTCGTTGACAACCTTAATTCAGAATTTGGCAAAATGAAACGCCATTCGCGTCATGCGAATAGCGTGCTGAATTTTGATAATACGAATGAAGCGTCAACTACCGGAACATTTGGATCGTGGACACATATTGTGTCCGATTCTGTAACGGTCCAGATGAAAGGTAGCGTGACAGCCGATGTGGCTATCTTGCCTATTCACTTAAATCCAATTAATACGGCTTGGCAGTTAACCAAGCTAAGTTTTGTTATTGATTGGTTGTGGAATGTGAGTCAAGCTCTCGAGGCTGCTTCTTTTTTGGCTTTACAGCACTCCTACACGGCATCTTTTGGCCAGAGGCTGCATATTAATCGATCTTATCGTGGTGATTTGACCGGTTATAGCAGCGTTTATAAATCTGGCTACGAGTACCTGGAGGGTGGCTGCGAAGTTACATTTGATCAGCGTATCCCACGCAAAGTCCCCTTATTCCCGCAGATCGCCTTGCGATTGAATGCCTTTAAGGTCGTAGACCTATGGGCTTTAATTCAGCAAAGGCTCCGCGTTAAACGGAGGTAATTTATGGCAGGAATGACAACTGTCCTCACGGAATTTGCCAATAATGGCAATTCTCGCACATCGACTCTGTCCGGGCATACAGCTTTGGTGCCCAGTTTAGTGATAGAGAAGAGACGCGTCCCCGATGCGAAACAGACCATGGCCGAGTATAGCTTTAAAGTTGTACAAGCTACTGCCGACGCTGATGGTGCTGTTCTGCAAAACAAGGTTTCCTTTGAAATAATTGCGCGATATCCGATACTCGGTACGAGTACGGACGTCGATGCTGCTTTAGCTGTTGCCCGTGATATTCTTGCGGGCGACGAATTTGCTAACAGCGTCGATACACAGGAATGGCTATGAGCCGATTTATTTTCAGGCTCTTAGTCTTCTGTGTGTATGTTATCACACTGTATTATACAGCGTGGTGTATCGCTCAATTCTAAAAGGAGGATCCAATAATGGACCTAGACACATTGACGCACGACATCTGTCGGCACTATGTGAATGACCTTGAAGATGTTGACTCCGCTTTAAAGTCAAAGGTACTCGGTTATAACCGAGCCCGCGACCTAGCTGAGCTGACATCTTGCTCCCGTCACTTCGATCTGGCTACGCATACGATCGACGATTTTCGTTTCCTGAGGCAGGTGGAAGCCTTCTTTAAGAAGAATTCCATCTTCTCCAATCCTGAGGCTTGCGCCGATGCCGCTCGAACTTCGTTCTTTGAAGCCGAAAAGCAGTGCGCAGTTACAAACCTTAGGCTTGACTTCTTTTATTCTAAGCGCGATCTTTTAGATCCCGATCTTAGGTCTAAGATAATCAAGATGGAGCGTTACATAAGTAACGTGCTCGGGGACTTTAGTCGTTTTCAAGATGCTTTGCCGCGTCTTGTGCGGGTGACTTCGGGGGCAACTGCCCATGCGAGTAGAAAACACAGTCTACCTCAGTTAAAACTGAAGCTTAAGCTTCACGCTACGCGTGGGGCACAGGCTTACTTACGTGCATTATACCGATACTTTGGTTTTGATGCGCCTGAGTTGGTGGATTGTCGCTCGAATCGCATGGAGCGCGTACCGAAGAACTGGAAAACAGACCGTACTATTGCATGCGAACCTGAAGGAGATTTACCCCTTCAGCTAGCGTTCGACACGTACGCCAAACGCCGCTTGCGGAAGTTTGGAATTGATCTTAGTAACCAGTCTCTGAATCAACTGTTAGCACGGCATGCCTCTGTTTATGATGACTTTGTCACCGTAGATAAGAAGGCTGCCAGCGATACTGTAGCTTATAATGCTGTTGCCTGGTTGTTTCCTTGGCAATGGTTTTGCTACCTTGATCGGCTAAGATCCCCGTTTTATAGGGGGTGTTTCGGTGAGGGGAAGTATCATAAGTTCTCCTCCATGGGTAATGGTTCAACCTTTACCATCGAAACGTTGATTTTTGCGGCCGCTTGTCATGCTGCAGGGTCGCGCCATTTTTGTGTATATGGCGATGACGTTATCATAGAATCAGAATTCTATGAGGAATACCTGCGGTTGACGAGATTTTTCGGATTTACGGTTAACACTGAAAAGACCTTTGTACAGGGACCCTTTCGGGAATCCTGCGGTCTGGATGTGTTCCGTGGCGTTGATGTTACACCAGTGTATATCAGACATCTCGATGGCCGTAAGGCCATATTGAGTCATCTGGTTAATACGTTGGTGCAACTTGCTAAACCGGGTGGGGACCTAGCAACTTTCCTTCGTGGAATAGTTGTAGGGCGAAAACTGCCCAAAGTCCCTTTCCAAGATAGCACGGTTTCTGGGATCTGGATAGACCCTGCGACCGCACGCAACCGGAAAATTCTTCGCTCTAAACATTGGATATGGCGATATAAGGCATTTGTGCCTAAAGTTCATTATCGCCGTTTCCGCTATATGCGGGGATACTACCTATGGTTCTTACGAAAGACACAACAAGTGTCTGACGTAAGGCCGTGGCATGTAGTCCTTAATCAAACCCATCAAAAGGTTGTGTTAAAGGAGGGTTTAAACCCCCCCGGTACACGCCTTGTTTTTGATGAACCTGATACGCAGAGCGAGACGTCGTCGGTACCCATTTTCGACCACTACTTTGTGCGACAGTGGGTCTGCTGGCATCAGCCAGCAGAGGCTATGCCCGTCCACCTATACTGGTGGACGGAGTTTTT